CAAGCATCTATTATGAAGATGACACACTTAGAAGCAGTGTCTACAACTAAGACTGTTGCTAAGTCAGGTGTTGCTCTACAAGTTGAGTTCAATATGCTGAACAACAAACTGGGTGATAAAGCACAAGAACTTGAAAAGTTTGAGAAGAAGATTTGGGATCTATTCCAAATATGGACTGGACTACGCTTTGACACTGATTATTTCATTGAATACAAAAAGAAGTTTGATCTACGTGATGATAACGCAGACATCGTAAATTTCAAGACCGTTATTGAAATGAACCCACCAAGTAGAACACTAACACAAGAACTTTACAAGCAGATTGCTCGTATCGTTATTAAAGATGGTGATGCACTTGATGATATCACAGCAGAGATTGATGGTGATCAACTATCAGAGATGCCAATAACAACACCAGAGAATAGAACACAACACATACAAGAGATGATCATGGGTGGGCTATCAGACGCACAAATGTTAGACAAACACCCAGAGATATCTCAAGCAGATATTGATCTTGCAAAACAAGATTTATTGGAGTCAAACAATGAAGATGAAGTTTAGAGGATCAACATGTACCGCAGATTGCGGAGGACACAAACAAGGCTTTAAGTATGCAACAGGTGGAGGCGGGAAACCATCGCCTCACTCACCAAGTTTTAACAAAGGTATGAAAATAGCAGTTAAAGCAACTAAAGCACGAAAAAAGAGGAAGAAAAAGAAATGAAGTATTCATCTAAAAAAACAGCAAAAAAGATTGCTAAAAAGAAGAAAACTAAAAAGACTAAATACAAGTAGGGACAAATACACATTTAGTAGAGTAATTTACTCCCACATTTAATGGAGGCTTAGGTAAACCATATGACCGAAACAATGGGCAACGGCGAGCAAAATGTAGACACTGACACTACAGCCGAAACAACAAGTCAGGAAAGCAGAACATTCACTCAAGATGAAGTTGATGCAATCGTAAAAGCAAGATTGGTAAAACAATCTAAGAAATACGAAGACATTGATATGACTGAGTATCGTTCTCTTAAAAAAGCACAAGAAGATAAAGAACTTGAAGCACGTAAAGAGCGTGGTGAATTTGAGAAGATTTTGCAAGAGCAAAAAGCAAATCACGACAATCAAATTGCGGGTCTCAAGTCTCAACTACACAAAGAATTGGTTGAAGGATCACTACTTAAAGTTGCTGGCGATAGAAACGCAGTTTCTCCACAGCAAGTAGCATCACTTCTCCGAGATAAAGTAAAGTTGGGTGATGACGGCGGAGTTTATGTATTAAACGAAAACGGTGAAATCGCTTACGATACTAACGCTGCTACTCCATTAGGGGTAGATTCGCTTGTGAATAGTTTTCTTGATGCTAATCCACATTTCTTACGTGCAGGTCCGAGTGGTTCGGGTAGTGAGACTTCAGTGGGCGAAAAGTCTAACGGTGATATTAACATCGCTGATTTAGACATGAAAAATCCTGCGCATCGACAAAAATATGCCGAGATTAAAAGAAAACAATCCGGCTTTTAATATTAAGGAAATATTATCATGGCAAATGTAACAAATACAAATGTAACAAACGCTGGCGATCTTTCTGGCTTGCTCGTAAACGCTCGTCAGGATGCAATCTTTGCTGGTTATGAAAACTCACTTTACTTACCAGGCGGTCTAATCAAAATGTATGACGTGCCAGCAGGTTCAGTAACAGCACAGATCCCAAAATTCTCAGCAGTAGGCGCATCAGATGTTTCAACAGAAGCATACAATGCAACATCAGCAACAATCGAAGAGCTAGAAGTAACTAACGTATCAAACACTGGTATCAACGTATCAGCAAAAACATACGCAGTACGTGCGCTACTAAAAGACCTTGGTGGTCTAGATGCAGCAAACGTAGGTACAGTACTTGGTCGTGCAATCGCAGAAAAGTTCGACACAGATGTAACTGCACTATTCTCAGATACAGGTATCGCATCTGTAGGTTACAACGGTAACGCAGCAGAAGCAGACGCAATGACAACTGATCTAATGGCAGAAGCAATCGCAACTGTACGTGAAGCAAAGTTCTCAGGTCAATTGAACTGTATCCTACACCCACGTCAGATCCAAAACTTAATCGGTGATTTAACATCAGCAGATTTCGCAGCATCAGACGCACAGAATGCAGCAATGCGTTCAGGTCTTGTAGGTTCATTGTTTGGTGTGAATATCTTCTCATCAGCATACATCCAATCAACAACACCAGGTGATGTAGATGATCACTGGACTGGTATCATGTTCGCAGAAGATGCGTTCGGTTGTGCAATGTTCCGTGGTGTAGAAATCGAAGCGGCTCGTAACATCGCTGGTCTAGGCACTGATCTTGTAGGTTCTCTACACGCAGCTCCTGTACTTGTTGATGCGGCACGTGCTGTACGTATTCGCTCTGCAAACAAAACTGCATAATTAAGTCTAACTAAAATAGTTAGAGGGAGCAGAATCTTCTGCTCTCTCTCTTAGTAGGAGAAAGAAATGGCAAATTTTGCTACAAATACAGATGTTGCTGACTATGTCCCAGACATTTTCGATTATGAAGTTGTAGATTTTACTTCCGAGTTAACAAGAGCAACTGATATGGTCAAAAAACAATTAAAGTCTGATTGGTGGAGGGGAGTTTCTAACGATTTCAGTGGAGACAAACTTAACCCAGCACAATGGAAAGAGACAACTGTGTATGCCGCACTTGCTTATTTCATTCTTCCAAAACTAAGCAGTTTTAGACCAGACGACACCTTTTTAGAAATGTCAGGGTTTTACAGAGACAGATTTAGTAACACATTCAAGTTAGAAGTAGCTTCTGGGGTGGATTATGATGATAATTCAGACGGAGAATACGGCGAAGCAGAACGTGTTTACACAAGATTGGATAGGCTTGTAAGATGAGTAAAAGAGAGAAGATAGTCGAAGACATTATTGCTAAGATTAAGGCGATCCGAACTGTAAAGTTGGGTCGTGTTGCTCGTGAGCCAATGTTTAGAGATCAGACTGAATTTTACAATCTCGCAAGAACTGCGTTTCCTCACATTGTTGTAACAACGGGTAATGAATCCCGTGAAGACATCACAATGGGGTATTCACGCACACAAATGAAACGTGAAGGCGTCTTAAACATCGAAATCAACGTGTTTGTTAGAGCTAACGATAAGACTATTGATGAAGAATGCAATATTCTAATCGAAGCACTTGAAGAACAACTTGATAAAGACCGTGAAAGAAGCAAGAACGCTCATAACTTCCAAATCATACAAATCACTATGGGGGAACCAATGGAACACCCATATGCTCAGTTCACAATGACAGCCGAGGTGATTTACACTTACACGACTGGAGACACGTAATGCAAGTAAAAATGACTAAACCAGGCTCAGATCGAATTCATAGTGTTCCTGCAAAGGAGCAAGCAATCTATGAGAAAAAAGGTTGGAGTCTGTTAAAAGAAACAAAAAAATCTACTAAAAAGAAAACTAAAGCGGTTGAAGAAGCAGTCGTTGAAGAAGTAGTAGAACAACTTAATTTAGACCTAAATGAGGAGCATTCATAATGGCAAGACAAGTACGCACAGGTAAAAGTGGCGCAGTAAAAATCGCTACTGGCACGGATGGTGGTTCATACGACGACCCAACAGAGGGCACATATGAAACTATCGCAGAAGTTCGTTCATGGAGTGTTGAACACACTATGGACACAGTAGAATACACAAACATGAGTTCAGACGGAATTCGCAAGTATCTTCCAACATTCAAGACTTGGACTGGTACTGTAGAACTTTACATTCCGTTTGACGATGCTACACAAGATAACGAATCGTTAACAGAAGAAGCAGTAGAAACAGCATTATCAGCTATCGTTACTGGTGATCAATACTTCTTTCAGTTGTATGTAGATGATTCAGCGGCAGCTAACACGTCATACGATGGTTACGGTTATGTAACTGGTGTATCACGTTCAGTAGCATTTGACGGCATGGCAGAAATGACAATCACAGTTCAAGGTAACTCTGATCTAACTATCTCAAATGCGGCAACTGGTTTCGTAACAACATAATTGTGTGAGAACTAAAAATGGGCTTTTCCTTTCGTGTAGAAGGTAATATCGATCTAAACAGTATCACTCGTTCAATAGTCAACGAAATAACAGATGACTATTTGCGAGAGGTTAGAAAGAACACACCTAAAAAGACAGGGAAAGCCCGATCAGGTTGGCGCAAGAAATTTACAAGAAATGGCGCTGAAATAAATAATAAGGTAGAGTACATTTCATACTTAGATGAAGGTATCTCTAAACAAGCTCCAGACGGGTTTCATAAACCTACACTGGAAAAAATATCCGCTAATAGTAGAGCAGGTAAATACGATAGAAAGCGTAAAAAGGGCAAAAGAAGATGAGTGTATTAAACAAAGCAAAAAAACATTTCCATTCACTAAATTCAGGTGAGTTAAACTCAATTGATGTTCCAGAGTGGGAAACAAAAGTGTATTGGAAAATGGGTGGCTTGAACTTTGCACAGCAAAGTAAAGTTATCGAACTAACTAACGCAGGTAAAACAGCAGAAGCACTTGTAGAGATGTTAATCCTACGAGCGATTGATGCTGACGGTAAGAAGATGTTCAAGCAAGTTGAGAAAAATGAGATCATGCGTGAAGTAGATCCAGATATTATTCTCAAAGTTGTTACAGCAATGAACGATGTTGAAGAAGACGTAGTGTCAGCAGAGGAAGCACTGGGAAACTAAAACAGGACCGGGAACTGTATTTTGCGTTTCAGTTGGCGCACGAACTTAAAATGAGTGTTTCTCAAGTTATGGAAATGCCAGCATACGAAGTAACATACTGGAGTAGTTATTTCGAGTTAATGAGGAGAGACAATGAGCGACATCAATCTGATAATATCAGCGACGGATTCAGCCAGCCCGGTCCTAAAACGTATTAATCGTCAAGTAGATCAATTTAATAGAAACGGTGCAAAAGCACAAAAGAGCGGCAGAGCATTATCTGGCGCTCTTAAAGGAATAGGCTTAGCGGCAGCCGCAATAGGTATTGGTAAACTAGCAAGTGGACTTGTTGGGACAATAACTAAGTTCGAGTCATTAAAAGCAGGACTTAAAACTGTTACTGGGTCAGCTATGAACGCATCTATTGCTTTCAAGCAGATACAAGACTTTACTGCAACTACCCCATTTCAGTTAGACGAAGTTACAAACGCTTTTACAATCTTAAAGCGTAATGGTATCGATACATCAACAGAATCATTAGAAGCATTTGGTAATATCGCTGCCGCAAATGGTAAATCTTTTGAGCAACTTGCAGAAGCAGTTGCAGATGGTTTGACTGGTGAGTTTGAGAGACTTAAAGAGTTTGGTATCAAAGTTCGTAAAGAGAACGATAAGTTTGTTGCAAGTATGGGTGATACTACTGTAGCGGCAAGTGGTTCAGCAAAAGAACTTATGGAATCACTTAAATCGTTAGGCGAAGAAGGTGGTCGTTATGCTACTGGTATTGCTGATCAAGCCGCAACAATGGGTGGTAAGTTCTCTAATCTAAAAGATAATATTACACAATTTGCCGCAAGTGTTGGTGAAGGTGGTTTATCATCTGCACTAAAAGATACAATGGACTTAATGAATAATGCTTTCAGTACTGGTGGAGCAATGAACTTCGCTAAAACATTAGGCGCAGGTTTAGGTGCGGCAATCAACGTTGTTGTTAACAGAGTAGTTCAGATGGTAAAGAACTTCCAATTGGCATTTACATTTATTAAAGACTTAGTAACAACAGTATTCAACAACAACGCAGAAGCAATACAAGATTTTAGAAATGATGTTGCCGCACAACTAAATGCAATCAAGCGGTTCTACAAGAATTCTTTCGAGTTCATATTTAAGATAGGTAAAGTAACAATAAACGCTTTAGTCAATACATTTAGATACTTGTATGAAAGCGCACACACAATCATAACTCAACTTCCACAAATCTTTAAGGATGTGTTTGTTGGTATTGGTCGTTTAGCAGGTGATTTCTCACATAGATTTGTTCAACAGTTTGTTAATCTTGGTGAAGGTGCCGCAATGGCATTCCAAGCGGCATTCAGTAGTGAGATATCATTCAAGGATGCACTTGATACAGCAACTAAAAACGCTTTCTCTGGCTTTGATATGATGGCATCATTCTCAGACTTTAAGGATGTTGGTCTCACAGATGAAAGAGTAAAAGAAATATTCGGCACTGATGCTGTTGGTGCAGCAGTAGAGATGTTTAACGGAGCAGTTGATGGTGTTAAAGATAGACTTAACGCTATGGGTATCACAATCGAATCATTGACTGGTGGAAATAGTCTAAACATATTCGCTGACTTTATGGCAGAGTTCAATCGTCTTTCAGCAGAAGGTGCATCAGAACAAGAAGCATTAGATGCGGCACTTGCGGCATCTACAGCAAGCACAGCGGCAAATACAGCCGCAACAAATAAGAACAATAGATCAAAAAGCACAGCAATAACATTTGCTCAAAAGTTATCTAAAGCATACAAAGATGTTATCGCCGTTGTAACGAAAACAACAGAACAAGATAAAATAAACGCTGAACTACTACCAAAGATCAATCAAGCATATGCTGATGGAACAATCAACTTATCGCAGTACTCAGAAGCATTAACTAAGATCGGATCAAAGTTTGCACCGATGCAAGTTACAGCACAACGAACAGCAGATTCAATTAAGCAATCAATGGCACAGATGAGTGGTGCAATCACTGATCAATTCTTTGATATGTTCACTGGTGTTACAAGTGTATTTGAGGGTTTGCAAAACATTGCTAAGATGGTTCTACAAATGGTTATGAAAGCGATTATTCAAGCATTCATCGTTAAGCCGCTACTTGCCGCAATGGGTATTCCAATGTTCGCTAATGGTGGTATTGCTTCTGCAGGACAACCTGCGATTGTTGGTGAGAATGGACCAGAACTTATTGTTCCAAACAGAGATTCACGTATTTTCTCAAACTCACAGACAAAGAGTATGTTGAACAATCAAGCTAATTCAAGTGTTTCTACACCAATGGGTGATAATTCGCAAAAAACAATTGAAGTCACAAAAGAACCGCTGACTGTGAATTTCAATCTAACATCAGTAGATACCAAGTCTGGTGTTCAATTCTTGTTAGAAAATAAACAAACAATCACTGGTATGGTGCAATCAGCATACAATCAGCGTGGTGTTAGAGGACCGTTAGGTTAAGGAGAAGTAAATGGCATTGACAGATTATTCTTATCTAGATGCAGATGATGCAAGTGGTAGAGAGTTCCCAAATCATATTCTACCAACTAAGATACAAGTTACAATTGATCAACCAACATTGGTATCAACAACTAACTCTTTAACTTCACAACGTAGAAGTTTAGGTGCTCATCGCATTGAGTTAGAATACACATACCCAGCTATGAACGCTGAAGATGTTCAACCTTTTGTTGCGTTTTTCTCAGCGATGCAAGGACAAGGTAAAGCATTTAAGTTAAACTG